AAAGTGATATCCGAGAAAATTGTAGAAGTGGTTGTATTGATATCTACGTTGTTATCAGCAGCAAGACACTTAAGAAGAGGATCGCCAGAAGTGTTGTTAACTGAGAGATCATTGATGGTTGTGATACCACGATAACCTGTAGTGCTAGTAAGCTCATTATCAAGCTCGTAAGAAGTAAACGAATTGCCATCAGCAAACCTAATCTGATTATTTTGAAGTTGAGTATTATCTACACCTGCCGCAGCAATTACAACATGACCGTTTGAATCTACATCAAAGTCTTCTTGATCGAAAGATGCAAGACCTTTTTGACGGGTTGTTACCGTACCAAGATGTCTCCACGTTACTCCACCATCTGATACATCACCACTATTATGAACTGGTTGTATAGTCTGAGAAGTACCAGAGTTCAATGCTTGATAAAGTCTCCCTTGCTGAACAACTTTATCATAACGAGAATATGAAGTAGCAGTAGCCCAAGTCGGTGCTGTTGTTCCTTCTACTGCAGTTGCGATTGGGAAATCGGTAATACTATAAATTCTTCCCCAAATATCTACACCAACTCTCGATGCAAAAATTGTTTGCGTTGCACCCGCAATTGATGGAACGTTGAATAATTTCTGAGTTGCACCAGAACCAAAGTAACCAGGACCAGCAGCAGCAACTCCTGTTTCTGCAAGATCTAGTGTTGGGTTTCCTGAAACAGCATTACCATTTTGAATGGTAATTCTTCCTGTATCTGCAACAACGACTGCTCTAGTTACAATATTACCTTCAGATGCTCTTGTGATAATTCCTACAGTAGATATTCCAGCAAAAGAAGTTAAGTCTACATCCAATGGTTGAGCATCAACTAATCCATAACCAGCAATTGTAGTTGGATTTTGTGCTTGTCTAACACGACCTTGAGAGTCAACTGTTACCTTTGTATATGTTCCAGTGGCATTTTCATTTAATGGATTATAGTGTGGAAGAGTATTAATGAATGATAATTGAGCAACTAAGTTTAGGTTGGATGAACCATCAAAAGTTCCAGCACCAACCAAGTCACCAGCAAGAGTGAGCTGACGTGCGTTTGCCAATCTGGTTGCAGTCGAAGCATTACCAATTAAAGTGCCAGTAATTGCTCCAGCTGCAAATCCACCATCGGCATCTCTTTTAACTAGTGTATTTGCTGTATTAGTTTCAGCTTCGATAGGTCTTTCATATTTCAATTGGTTCCATGTGGTTACACCATCACCAATTTTGATACGACCAGTATCGATTTCGATGCCCAATTCACCTTGTGCCAGTGTTGGGTTCACGTTAGCCCATTGTTGAGCACCATCTCTTCTTAACTGGATTCTATTTGCCATTTGATATAATCCTGATAATAGTTAATTCTTCCCTAACTTATTTATACCAGGAATTAAATCACCTAGTGTCATATGTTCTACGGGATGCGTTTGAAAAACAATACTATAACGATTGATAAGTGCTTGCTTTACTGGTGGTCTTCCTAGGTGTAAAATTTTTGATTTAAATTTAATCAATCTTCCTGGTTTCGGAGTTATCGACTGAATAATTTCTCCGTCATCTCCTACAAAAACAGTTTCTCCTCCCATATTTACATCCCAATTGGTATTCAAATAAATCAAATAAGTTAGACCATCCTCTGAGTGTGAATCAATATGCGTTCTGGGGGAGTCACCAAATCCAAAAGAGTTGTACAAACATTTTTTGAAAAATGTTTTTTGATAACCTAGAATATCAATAAATTGATATGCAAGTGGTTCAAACGTACCAACAAATGTTTTGCCTAAAGTAGGATTATTGTATTGTGGATTATCTGCTAAGTAATCCCATTTTTGATAAGTGTCAAAATAATGGCAACCCTCAGCAATTAGTTCATCAGAAAACAAATAATCATATACTTTAATCATTATAATCTCCATTAAAAAAGAGGGGCTTCACCCCTCAATTTATTTATTCTTCTGTGGGATTGTCTACAACTTCATCATTTTCCACAACTTGAGGATTCAGATACTGAAGAGTTTCCATTGCACCTTGTAGTTTTAGTGCTACCTGTTCATTTTCTTTAACCTTAGCAATAAGTTGTTGATTCTCAGCAATAATAGCATCATATCTTGCTTTAAACTGTTCTAAAAGAACTTCAGGAGCAAGAATCTCAGGGGTATCAACTGTCATTTTTTTCTCCTACTAATTGTAATAATAAACTTTTAATCGTGTTCATATCAGATTTTAACTCAGAAACATCAGTTTGTAAAGAGGTGATTGCCTGCTGTTGTGCTTTTCTTTTACGAGAAGCTTCAACAGCATTTAAATATAAGTCTTCATTAACATTCACGATAGCACCACTCCTAGAATCTCTAGATAAATCATCAAATCCGTCTACTTTTATATATCGATTGTCACTCATATTATAAATCCAACAACGCAATAACTCTAAAGTCTTTGATTACAGGAACATATGCCTGATTCTGACTGTTCATAATGATCTTAACTTGGAAACCAATGAAGTTTAATGAATCAACAGTGAAATCAAAATCATGTAGTTCAAACTTCTCAGTCTTGGGAATACTAGTATCTGGACCACCAGTGGTATTGAAATATTCAAAACCAATCTCATCTACTGATAATGTGCTACCAACAGGTATAACTTTGTACATCACTTTAACATCTGTATATGGGTGCATGTTAGCAGAGAACATCACTTTCAAACTATTTGCTGGATTTGTCAATTCTACAAATTTAGAAATATAAATTGCCCTGTTTTTATCTCCAGATGCTTTTCTAGAATCTGCTTTATCTAAGGGAATATTATTAATTCTATTTGTGGTAGTAATTACACTAGTTCTATCCAAATCAATTACAGGAGAAATATTTACATTATTTGAAATAACATTCATTTCATAAATTAAAGACTTAGAACCATTTAAATGAGTATCTTCGTTAACTTGTGAACAAATAATTTTTTGATTATTTAAAATATTTGGTACACCAACAATAACATCTTCGTAGATACCATCATTAACAAAAGAACTTTCTAGTAATGTTGCACCATCATCATTAATAGAAGTACCAGATACACAATTAAATCTATGAAGTATATCCGTATTTGGTAGTTTCATTTGTGTAATCTGTGGAGTAATGCACTCAAATGCAACATTCTGTGTTGCGTAGATATTACTACCACCAGAAACTATTCCATTTGATGCAATTGAATCTGTGGTAACTTCGTAAGTATCTAATGTTGGATTAGTAATTCCATCGTGAACAGTATTAATTTCGATCATTGGAATTCCATCAAAATTATAACACTCCACACCTTCCTCTGTTCCATGTGCCTGCAAGTTTGATCCACCAGCAGCTCTACCACCAGAAGGAATAGTAATGATAGTTCCATCAGAACTAATCTCGATGTATTTTATAATTTCCGAACCAATTTTAATATATCCAGGATTTGCTACATCTAATGGTAATCCATTAACAACTTTATGGAATCCATTTGCATCATTTACATGCAACTCAAAGTTTGAACCAACACCGTCTGCAGTTCCAATACCATTCGTATGGTATGCAGCATCAATAATAGTTGGTGCTACTTCTGAAACTACTCCAGTAATACTTACTGTATTTGCTTGGTCATGCATACCATGATTTTGGTGAGTTACAATTAATTTATTTGATACATTAAAGAATGATGGGTTAATAGAGATGAAACGGTTAATATCATCCCCACTAAGTGCAACACCATTTGTAGCAATTGAACCTGATCCAACTACAGTTGAATTTACCGTCATTGATACTGTATCACCTGCTGCGAATGTTCCAGTAACTGATTTTAAAGATATAACTCTTGTTGATGAATTATACGCAGTAACAACACCACTTCCTCCAGCACTACTTGTCAATTTCTGTCCAACAGTAAAGGTTCCAGTTACACCACTGTTGAGAGTTATATCAGCTAATGATCTACTAGAAACAATTCGATAAACTGCCAATGCACCACCAGTTACACCTGTTCTGAAAGTACCTTGAATATCATCAATGATCAAATGTCCATTTACTCCACCACCCCCTTGAACAACTTGTCTAATAATCGCAGAAGGTGTTGGAGATTGATCAGTCATGCTGATTTCTGCACCAACAGTATATGAAATAGTTGAACTATTCAATGTAATTTTTAGTTGTGGTTTAGTAGTTTCGATTGCATTGGGGATTAAATTATGAATTTGATTATTACCGATGCCTAGTTTAGCATTGTTAAATACCGCACGACCAGCTACTGCAGTATTGAATACTGCTTTATACATGCTAAATTTCAAATCTTCATATTGATCTGCGGTCCATGTAGTTGCGTTTTGTGATTTGAAAAGTACACCTGCATATGGTTGCTCTGAAATAGTTCTATCGTTTGTGATATCATTTTCACCCATTCTTGAAACCCAAACCTTATATTCATTTGAGTCAGTAAATAGAACAAATGCATATTCTTGTGATTCCTGTAAATAAACAGGTGCTGGTAAGACAAAAGTTGTTGGAATAGATCCATTATCTGAGAGTTGAACATCCTTAGGTAGGATAGTTGTATCAGAGAATGGTAGGATCTTAGTTGTTGGATAACCATTCTGCATTGTACGAATCTGACAGTTGATGGGGATCTTTTCATCTTTTGTCTTAAAGTATACATCCACCTTAGTAATGAATGCTCCACCCTTAGAGTCAATCAAGAATGATTGGGCAAGAGGATCCCACCAACCAACTTGTCTGAGTTCTGTTCTAGTGCTCTGTAAGGTCTGGTTTTGAGTTACTGTATCACGTACAATGTCTGCATTTCTTACAGCAAGAATTGTCTCTTGTTGAGTTTCTAAGGTGCCAGCAGCTTCATACGTTGCTTCCCCTGCTGAATCAACATCACCAAGAACTCTAGAGTCTGTGGGACTAGACGTAAATCTAAATACTCTTCTACCAGTTCCCCATCTTGGGTTTGCTGATATGTTTGGAGAAGGAATAAAGAAAACTCCAGTTAAATTTCCACTCAAATCAGAAATTAATCTTTTCTCCTTTACGATTGCTCTAGCACCAGATGTTTGACCAACTAATACTTCACCTTGTACTGGGTTTCCAAAGAAATCTCCATTAACTTGGGATGCCATTAGTGTTGTATTGATGTTAATAATGTCTGTCGTTGATGCATATGCAGTCGGTAATGGAGTTTGTGTATATGGATTTGTTGGAAATCCATCATTAGGAGATACTAATCTCATTCTAACCCCAGAAGTTACACCTACTACTGTTTCACCTTGTTGGAATGGAATATTGTTTGTTTTAGAATCAATCGTTGAGTTTTTAATAACTTCAATAATTTTTGGTGTAGTATAGACAGAAACTTCTCTAGTATCAAAGAATGGATACATTCTTGTTTTTGGTTTTATTCTTTGAATCTTAAATTCGATATTTCTAGAACGAATCCAAGGAATACTTGCTCTAGCAATTACGTTATCTCCAAGACTTTGACGATCAATACGTGGAACAACTTGAGTTCTTACACCTTGACGAGTTTGGTTTGTTGTTGTGGTGATATCTGTACTTTGAAGGACTCTACGTGGAGCACCAAAACAGAAGCATTGCTCAAGCCAAGAACCACTAGTAGCTCCAGTCTGTGTGCCACTCCAGGTTGTTTGCCAGGAACCCCACTGAATAGGTGCAAATCCACTTTGATCTGCTCCTAGACGTGCGACGGTAGCATCAAAATCACCTTCAACGTTAACAATTCTCTGAGGTGCACGTTGTGTATCTACCCAGTCATCAGATGATGGTGTTAAATCAACTCTTCCAATAAATGCAAATACGTTGAATGGGTTTACGTTTTCTACTCTAGAAGCATATGGTTGATGAATAAATCTTGTATGCTCGTATGGTAGGGTGAGGATTGCACTGTTTGAACTCAATACTAGATTGCTTGATGCTGTTGGATTATATTCCAATGGGACATTAGATGTGTAGTGTGCTGGACGTAAGAAACCAGCAACAAAGTCCATAGAACATTCGTAATCTGGATGGTTAGTACCAGCAGCAGTTAATGAGCTAAAGTCATCAACCATAAAACCATTCTTAAATTTATCAAATCCGTCAGAATCCTTAATTGAAAGTGTATTGGTTTCCATCTCAAGTAGGTTGAGTGAAGTATAATACTCAACTTGATCTAAACGTTTTTCAATAACACCAATATCTTTCATTGTAAAACGTCTGTTATTTTCACGTTTAATATATACTTCTTCTGGGTCATACCCATATGCTTCATGGGTAAGAGTACACATAAGCATTGCATTTAATAAATTGTCTGGTGGTACTGGAGTCTCAGATGATTTTCCTTTTATGATTTGGAATTCCCTTTGATCAGTTACAAATAACTTATCAATTCTAGGTAGATAAAAATCATAGTCGCAACGGAAATCGGATTCTGGTTTAGGAATATCGGAGATAGTAGCATTGTTTGATGCACCACCAGATAAGAAACTTCTATCTTTAAAATCTAAAGTAGCACAATTAACAAAGTATGGATCTGACGTAGTTCCAGAACCAGATAAGTTTGGTGTAATAGCTGGTCTAAAATCTAACACATCTCTTAAATTTTTCTTCTCACGACCAAAACCTAAGGATGGAATTTCTTCATAATCAATACCAATATAAGAAGAACCGTTGAAATAATCACCTGATGATTCATGTGTGAATCTATCAAAAATTACTAGTAATTTTCTTAATGGTGCTGATGTGTTGGGTTTTCTAATTAATTTTGACACATCATAAAAATATCCATTTTGATTAGGATCTAATATAAAGTTATTTGTGATATTATTACTACCATTATTCACCGATCCTTCGTTATCATCAGCAAGACCTTCTACTGGTTGATCTATTGTATTAACTCCAACGATAGTTTCACCAGGAATAAATTTATTCTCATTTTTATAAACAAATTGACATACTAAAGTTACTCCAGAAAAACTAATAACTAATCCCTTAGCACCAGAAGTTTTTCCTTGAATTAATGTTCCTTTCTTAAAGAAAGTAGCATCTTGCATTGTGATACTTGGCACTGATGGAGAACCATCTACGGTAGATTCGTACACTGCCTGCAATTCATATGCATCTGTGCACCCTAATGAAATTTCTTCATCTTCAATTCTAGTACCATAAATTGAACCATAGTTCAAACCAAATTTAGTTACGTCACCACTAATACTAGTTCTTTCTAGTTTCAAAACATTCATTTTTGTCGCAGTTTTGATTCTCTTAGCAACTTGGTTCTTTGAAAGTGATGCAACTAAACGAACAGTAGTAAATCCAGTTAAGTTACTTACTGTGAGAGATGTTCTTGGTGTACCAGTAGAGTTGAATGAAATTTTATCTGAAATATCAATAATAGTTCCAGCTGTTGGTGCAAGAGAAACTAGATTATAATGATCTTTATCATATGCTAAGAACTGCTCATCTGAAGGAAGAGTAATCGTAAAGTTATTGGAACCAGTAACTGTAATATTGTCAAAAGATCTTGCAACTATAACTGATTCATCACTAACTGCTCTGACGGAACTCTTTGGCATTTCAATTAAAAGATCAGCATATTGCTTTTCTTTTAACTGTGGTCTTAATCTATAAAGAGAGTTATAAGTTCCATTTGCAAGAGTTCCTCCACTTTCTAAAGTAAGAACAGTAGAATTAGAAAGTTGGTTATCAATATTTGTTGAAACTAAACTAATTTTCTTAACTTGAGCATACTTAGTAGTATCGAAGAAAATCATATCACCAGGTCTTAAATCTCTGGTAAAATTACTTAAAGATCCAGTAAGTGTGGTAGATCCAGAAACAGTAAAGGATGTTCCACTAATAATTCTCTTTTCATCCAAAACTGCTGATGCTTGGAAGGTAACTGTACTTGAATTATTTCTACCCACAATTGCTTTTGTATCAATAAAATCATATTGATAAAAATCATTTAAAACACCAAGTTCAATACCATCCTTTACAATAACTTCACCTTCAATAAATTTACCATAAATTTGATAACACTTAATTAGTGATCCTGTTTGATCTGACTCAACAAATGCTTTTGCTTTAGATGTACGACCTCTAATTACTTGACCTTGAACAAGAGTCACACTATTTGATAGTTTAAATAAACTTAGTGGTTGAACATCAAATAGATATGCTTTATAAGTTGTTGTTGGAGCATTTACAGTAGTACCACTATCGTATTCGTAGATAGCAGTTCTTGCATAACCAATAATGTTACCTGCAATAGTTCCATTTGAACCTCTTTGATCCCTTAGTTCTACCAATTGATAATTTGTTGTAATACCATTTCCATTAATAATAGGTGAACCCCAAACCTCGTTGACTGTTAAGAAGTTCCCCATATCAAATGGGATGATACTATTTTGTAATGCTTTCGTATCTCTTGGTTTATCTAAATCAACATAAGATGGTGCTAAAGTTTCAATTTCATATCCTAGAACATATGCTTTACCTGGACCAATCTCCACAGCATATTTGGTTTCAGATGATGCATTTCCTTGTTGTGTTTTTGTACCTAACGCAAATACACCGTTATTCAATCCATCATCTAGAGATTCTCTCATTCGTACATCAAAATCTTTAATGGTATAATTACCAGATTCATCATACGTTCTAATTGCAAGCATCTTTTCCAATTCTGAATACTGAGTTCTTTCTACGAACTTTTCAACCTTAGAATTGTTTAGACGAAGTAATTCAATGAAATTTTTATCTGTATCATCATCGATTACTTTTTTAACCAATGTTACTTTGATTCTAAATCTATGCCCACCTGGTGCCGCATAGTTAGAAGTGCCAGTTGCATTATCATTTAATGCTTCATCATCTTCTGGTGTAATAATAGATTCTGAAACTTCAAGACCTACACGATATGATGGATAGTTGCTGTATTGATCAAGGATAATAGTTTGTTCTGGAACATCAACAAAGTATCCTCTAATAAAATAGACACCAGTATTAATAGCTGCAGTTGAACCAATTGCAATGGCATTGTTTGGTAGCAATTGTGCAAATGGTGTACCAACTTCAATTAGGTTTGTACCAAATGTAATTTCTTTATCGCAAACTAACTGCTCATTATTTACAAAAGTTCTTATCTCACTATTATCTCCACCAGACTCGGTATATTTTACATATAGTGTGATATAACCTTTTTCGGATTCTTCTGCAGATAATGTATAGACGACCTTTGCCTTAACATTAGTTGTTAATCCAGTGATAATAGATCCAACTAACTTCTCTCGATAATTCTCAACTGCTGTACCAAGGAAGTTTGCTTGAAGAATTACTGCCTGAGCTTTAGTATCATATCCAATTTGCCCAGGAATGACCATCGCACCTTCTTTGAAAAGGTGTGTACCTACAGACTCAATTTGATTCTGTAGTATAGATTGCAATGTGGTTAATTCTCTAGCCTGTACTGGAAATCCAGGTCTAAATAGAACCTTATAAAAATTGCTAAATTTATCAAAATCATCATAATATGGTGAAATGTTGAGATTAGTATTCTGGGGCATCGGACTTCCTACTTTAGAATTCGACTACAATTTTGATATCTTCGATCTGGTCACCAGCACGTGAGATTGACCTTCTATTATCTATATAGATTACATCACCAGAGTTCTTATCGATCTCTGGTTTTGCATATCCATTGGTAAATCTCATTCCTAGATCATATTCTGTATTATTAATAGATCTTGTGGATGAGTTTGGAATAATTGGAAAGTTAACATCTGGTTCTGCAGAAGTTCCAGATGATGCTCCAATTACTGGATTACCACCTTCAAACTCCGATAATGATCCAGTAATTTCTGGAAAGATACCATCAATTCTATTTTGATAGTATTTTAATACTTTAGTTGTAGAGTTCCAAGAAATGACTCTACCTCTAGCAGTAATTTGTTGTCCACCAATAGTTCTTGTTTGAGAGATGATCTCATCAGTTTGATATGATCCAGTAAATGTTGGTGGGAAAATAACAGCATATGTTCCAGATAATGTTAATTCAGACGCAAGTTCTGTAGTGCCAAAACGATTTGGATTAATAATAAGACCGATTCTTCGATAATCATTATCTGTTGGGAAGTCACCAGATCCTTCTGCATAAGAAAACTTGGTATTAATCATGACTCTATATCCACCCAATTCAAATGATGGATCTGAACCATGACCTCCTTTTGGGGGAATAATCACATCGAGAAGACCACCAGTACCAGTACCAGCTCCAATACCATTGATTTCATCAACAATGATTTGTCCGAAAGAATATTCAGATCCACCAGAGGTTACGGTTGATGAAACAATCTTACCACCATCTACAACGATAGAAACTCTTCCTCCTGAACCATCTCCTTTAATGGGAACGTTTTCATAAGTACCATTGTTATAACCAGATCCCGAAGAGGAAATAATAACAGTATCAATTTCACCTTCTGCTGCTTCTGACTGAACTGCAACATCACTTAGTACTGGCATATACTCATTTGAAAAGAATTTCAAAACAGAGCCAACGGGAATAGTATAAACATACTTCCATCTATATCCATCAGTAGTTGTAATTACAGATGTAGAAGTTCCAGTTGGTTCTACAGTTGATGGTTTTCCATTAGGGTCTGATGGTGAAGTACCATTAAAGATACACTTATATACTTGATACTGTGAGTTTACGACATAAAAGTCAGCATCATATAGTTTAGTAGCACCAGACGATGCTGTTTTAATGGAAGAATAATCATGACGATACATGTCATATGTGTATCCCAAACCACCTGTTGTTTGTTCTGGTGGAGTCCAGTCAATACGACGTATAACTTGAATAGTATCGTTTGCTAAAACTCTTTTTAGAGAAATTAGATCATCGTATACATCACTAAACTGTTGGAATGAGTCAATAGGATCTGGTGGGACATTCTCATTGTCCCACTCTTGTGGTCTTCCAATAAAAACATAAAGACGATCTCTATTTGTTCCTGCAACAATGTCCGAAGCAGTTTTATCTGGACCTTCTAAGGTTTTGATAAATCTTTTTGCCGCAAAAACTCTAAATTGGTCGGTAAGTAATGCCATTTCAGTACTCGTTTTTCCTTAGTTATTTATACTATATTAATTACCTGTTTCGTCTCTCACTAAGGAGAAGTAAGATACAGAAGTAATCTTTCCATTTCCACCACCTGCACCCGTAATTGTCTCTCCAATTTGATACTCTGATGGTGGATTGGATCCAAATTGTGGAGTTTTTACATATAGTAAATTAAAAGTTTCTAGGTATGTAGGATCGTCCTCAAGTTCTTGAGGTTCATTTTGCATTCTTACGACAATTGCTCTTGTATTAGTACCAATAATTGATCCAACTGGATGTGATAATTCTAATGTCGTAGAGTTAATAATTCTTTTAATGACGGATCCTGGAGTAATTACATCACCTGCCACTAACATACCTTCTTCAAGATCTACTGTATTTGCTACAACAATAATGTTTGATAACGAATTCATGGTGGCACTGGTTGACCATAAACCATTAATTATTGTTCTATAGTAGATAATAGTACTTTGAATTGTACTAGTTGCTCCTGTTGCTATTGCACCAGAAATAAATGGGGTTGCTGCAAGTGGTTTTACTCCTAGTTTAATTATACATGTATGTCTTTCACCATCAGTTAATCCTGTTACTTCAATAATAGATGGTTCTAATGGTGGCAATGAAGCATCTCTAACAATTTCTCCCGTAGTGAATAATGTTGTATTTGTGCCTCCTGTATTTTCTTCAATACCATATAATGTATCAGCTCTGCCACCATTTAAGTAAATTTGATCTTCATATGCAGTACCTTCATTGTAGATGTCAGCAAATCCATCACCACCAGGAAACAGTGTAGATGTTGAAGTAACTTCACCAAGATAAAAATCTTCAAATTTATAATCTTGCAAAATAGATATGGTTGGTTGAGTTAGTATAATAATAAATTCTCCTATTGCCTCAATAGTTCTATGTGGAAATGTTGTTGCCGAACCAGATATACCACCACTAAATGAAATAACATTTGATTTTTCATTTGCTCTGCCTGCATCAATGAATGCTAATTCATCAATTTCAAATTTAATGTACAAAGATTTTGTCTCTGGAACCCAATCATATACTTTAGCAATTTTATTAGATGCATTTGCATTAACTCTATTTACTCTATCTGTGACTTGGAATTTGTATTGCGAAATTCCAAATGCATCATCAGCTCCATTATCTAATACAATTTTTTGATCATATCTGAAGTTAACACCTCTATTACATCCAGTAAGACTCGTTGGAGTTTTTCCAGTAAAGGATATAATTTCTTTGTTTAAGAAGATTGATCCAGATCCTGGTAATCCTCCAGTTGACTCTAAATGGATTACTGTATCGGAAGGTTCTACATCTTTAATCAATCCGACAACATTTTTAACTACAGAATTATAAATCTGTCTATTTCTAATTTTTCTTGATAACTTAGTTTGTCTTGCAAATACAACCTCTGGTGCCGATGTATATCTATCTCCTCCATTTATAATTTCAATATCTGAAATTTGTCCAAGGTCTGTAAATGCTTGTGCCTTTGCACCAGATCCTCCTCCACCAACTAATAAAACTAGAGGATTTGTTTCATAGAACTCCCCAGGATTTTCAATGTAGATGCTAGATACTGTCCCAAATTCATTAATATTTACAACACCTTGAGCACCTGATCCACCACCTCCAGAAATAGAAACTAGTGTATTGGCATTCAGATATTCTCTCCCTGTGTTTATAATAGATAAACCAGTTATGAATCCAGTTACAGGACTTAGAGTAGCACCAGTTCCCCCTCCTCCTCTAATTTGAGCAAGTGTAGTGCCAAAATAACTATCACCCTGAGATGTCATTTGAATGTATTCAATCTCTCCTGTATCAACACCATATTGATCTTTTTTTAAAAAAACTTTACCTATTGCACCAGATGGAGTTCCCTCTCCCAGTCCTGGAGGGTTAGTTCCTGTTATCTCAACTCTTAACGGATCATATCCATATCCACCATCAATAACTTGTACCTTTATAATTTCACCATTTTTAATAATTGGTCTAAGTTTTGCTTCTTGTGTTGGAACTCCTGCCCCAGTAATCCTTAATAGGGGAGGAGCATCCGATCTATATCCAGATCCACCAGAAAGAATCTCAACACTATCTACACCCAAGTATTGATTAAATATTGGTCTTATCTTAGCTCCAGATCCAGGTACAATTGCCATTTATATATTCTCTCTACTATGATATTTATCTGATATATTTGATTTTTACTCTTGGAAATGTTTGACCTTCTGATCCCCTACCATTTTGATTTTTTCTGGGGTATACTTCCCCAGTCAATCCTCTAAACAATTTATAAAACAAATACCTATTATTTGAGTCTCCAAAACCAGTATACGGTGATTGGTTTGGTGTCGATCCAACGGTAATTTGATTTAATTTTGAAGTTTTGATTAATATATTTTTTATTTCATTTTGTTTAATATTTGGACAAGATTCCACAATCAACGCAGCAACACCAGCAACTTGTGGAGATGACATACTAGTTCCAGAAATTGATCCTAATTTATAACTAGAATTTCTTGGATCATTTACCAAATTAATTCCCCATTCAGAAGCAGCTCCAGTATCATATACTGCTGAAATGATATTTGAACCAGGTGCCCAAATGTCAATTCTTGATCCCCAATTACTAAAATTGGATTTATTTTCTCCTATTAAAGTGCCAACACTACCAACACAAATTACTCCATCTGCGGCTCCTGGGGATGAACCTCTAGAGTGATACACCACACCAAAATTATTTGTTGAAACATAATTATTGTAATCTAGTCCTGTTGAAGGTTGCATATTCCAATATGAATTTCCTGCAGATGAGACTATAATAACTCCATCTGCAATTGCATCCTGAATATCTGCATCTAACGCAGCATATCTTGCAGGTACTCTGTAAAGATAAGTACCACCAGGAACAGGAACTCCATTTGCTTGTAAAGTGGTTGCTTTAACTGTAGTTGAGAATCCACTTAAACTAGTAGTAGTACCTCGATATGTAACAGAGGTTACCTGTGATAAGTCAATTTGATTATAACTATATCCCCAACTATGATTAGTTACGGTAGGGTTTCTTGTTCCTGTTGCTGGATTAATTGGTTTAAACAAATGAAATGCTCTGAGATAATCAAATAAATATAATTCCCAATTTCCCCCAGGAGGAGCATTCCCACCATTATAACCAAATTCCATATTATAGATCTTTGAATCTCTTGCCCAACCCTGTGTATTTCCTGCAACAGTTCCAGCCACATGAGTTCCATGATTGCTAGAAATATTACTATAACTATATGGTCCAGTATAGGGAAACTCTAAAAATTCATTGTATAAAAACCAGTTAATTTGATCGACTCTACTACCACCTGTTCCGTCTGGGTTTACTGCAAATTCTGGGTGAAGAGGATTTATATGAGAATCAACAATTACTACGTCAACGTTTTTACCTGATGCAGTTGTGTTTATTGTTCCTGTTTGTGATGGATATGGATATCCATCTGTTCCCCAACTAGGTATTTGAGATCCTCTTGCACAACGAAGTAAACCCCAATTTTTTTCATTACTCCCTATTGTAGAACTTTTTTGAAATATTCCTGTTTGATTGTAATACGGTGTTACTACTAATCCCACTTCAGATGGTAATAGTTCAACAGCTAAAACTCTAGAATCATTTCTTAAAAGTTCTGCTTCTTCTTCTGTTAATAAGTAATGAGTGTTTCTAGAGATATTTCTTCTCATTGCACATTCAACTAATCTATTTGGAATAGTAATGGAACCTCCTTCGGTTTCCATGTCTTCATAGAATGCATCGAGATCTTGAAAATTTTGTAATGTTACTACGTATTCTTTCATCATGCCTCTAGTTGCAATAGAGTGAGTGATACTGTAATTGTATTTGCGGACCCAGATTTATTAGTCACTTTCATGTAAATATTTGATCCTGGTGTAGTATCGTTGTTAAATCCAAATACTGCAGGTGTCATTAGTTGTGTTTGTGGTCCAGTGGTGATAACTTCTGCAATTACACCAGCACCGTTTGCAGGATCTTCGTCTTCTAATCTACTGTAGTCAGCAGCTCTGCTATTTGAATCAGTGTAGATAGTAACCCAGGCAGCAGTACTTGTTTGTACCTTTAACAGAGAGTATGACTTAAATCCAGTAACCTCAATATATCCAGATGCATTATTTCCAAGAACTATAGTATTTGCTGCTACAGTTGTTCTTGAAGACAGACCAACTAATTGTTGACTTAATTCTGCATAATCTGCAATTCTTTTCCAAGCAGATCCATCAGAATAATATAATCTATTGGTTGTTGTTACCTTAGCAAGCATACCTGCTTTGGTAGATGCAGTTGGCAGGTCGGGGATATCATTATAATTTGCCCAATTTAAATCCGCAGCATTTCCAGTTGTAGAAACAGTTGCTAGATTTGGTTTATTTAAGATTTGAGCAATCCCAGATGTAGCATTCCAGTTTGCATTAACTTGTGGTTGTGGAATAATAGGTAGGTTTGTTAACTCATTATATGATAAAACTGATGATACAAACTGAGTACCATTTGATCTAAGAATTTTACCTGCTACTACATCATCAATATTAATTTGTAAATTAGTTCCTGTACCAAGAGATTGGTACAGTTCATCAACCATAGCATTTAATTTACTAGCACCAAATCGTATACTATCTCCAGTTCCGTCGTTTGGTGAAGTTCCAATATTTAAAGACTGCTTTGCCATGATGGTTATTCTTTTTCCTTTAGTATTTATGTTTGGTCTAAAGTTAATTGGGTATTATCTATTGTTGCAGAAGTACTATCAAGAGTTGGATTAAATCCAGTTGGTAAATCGGGAACAAGATTATCAACTAGAACTTCAGGATATACATATCCTGAACCAGAGTTTGCCACGACTACCTGATATACACCAACTCTTGCTAAGATTTGCCCATCAAAACCAGTTGGTGATAGGACGTTAACAGTTGGTCTTGTTATATATCCAGATCCAGGTGCAGTTACCAAAGCAGTATCAATTCTTCCTGGAGTAATGACTGCAGTTGCTTTACCATTTCTACCTTTAACAGATCCAGAGTATTCAAATGTTACAAGTGAATTAGATGATTCAATAACAGCAACAGTACGATTTGAATCTTCACCATCAATGAAGATTTCATCTCCAATTTCAATCGGTGGAACAACAGTTGCTGCAACAACGTCTGCATCAGAACCAATATATGAGAATGCTACGAATGAAGATCCAGCACGAGGAATTTCTGAGAATGTAATTCTTGAACCAATTAATTTAAATCCAACCCCAGGTTCCTGAAGAACACCATTGATAGCAACAATAATATTATTTTCAGGCAGAATAATATTTGATTGAACACCTTGAGTAATTGTCAGTGAGTAGAATACTCCATTAAATTTAAGGTTGAATGAACTTCTAAGTGAATCAAAGTCAAATGAGATATCATCTAACAGTCTTAGTTTACCAATATAATATGCATTAAACGTAGATCCCGCAGGTGGAGCTTCAGTGAACTGAATATTATCTGCAAAAATAGTATATGCATAGTCTGCTCCAGGTGGTTGTAGGATACCATTAACAAATACTAATAAGTGACCATCAGAATCTGGGAAGTATGGAGTTCCATTATTGTAAGTTAATTTGAATGATACTGTACTTCCATCAAAACCTCTTGCATATCTATTGACTCTTGCTACTACTTCAGTAGGATTAATATTGATTAATTTTAATCCACCATTTAATAGTAACTGTTGATTTGATAGGAAGGTTCCACTTACTTCAGTTAACCATAACTTAAAGTTTCCTCCACTTTGCTCAATTCTAGTAATTTTGCCAGAAGGTGATGATGTGGTAGTATTGACTGTAAGAACCTGACCAAATATTTTTGGTTGAAGTGTTCCAGGTTGGAATACACCAACTACAGAACTTCCAGTGTTTACATCATTATCAAAATTGCTTGTTTTGTTGCCAATAAACATTGTACCAGTTACGGAATCATATGAAATGACAGTTGCATATTGACCTGTAGGTAAGTTGTTAACAATAACATCTAGTTTATCACCTTGTAAGAAAGTGTCAGATGGATTTCCACCAGTAGTAACTGTACTTAAATTAAGTACTAGTTGAGTTACAGTAGATCCTCTTAGATATTCTCCAATTATAGGAGCATTAAATCCTACAGCATCAAAACAGGATAACAAGACTTCTGATTCAGATGCATATACAAACTCACTATATGAGAACCCACCTTGAAGTGTTTCTGTATCTAGTGTTAGTGTACCAGAAGTATTTCCGAGTATTGCTCCAGAATTGTAATTCCATTGATTAATTTTTGCAAAAGCAGCAGAATTTTCCGAATAAATTGGACTACCAGTTGAGAATGTTCCCATCATTGGTTTTAGCATCATTTTATTAGATACTGTAGTAATAGTACCAGTAGCACCACTAGTATTTCCTGTTAATACATCACCAACTTGTATACCAGGAGAAATAGAAATTAGATCCAAATAGGTACTACCATTAGTTTGATAAACGATAGCAGTATTATTTAATGCATCCTCAACAGTTTCCCCAGTAACAAATTTAGGAGGATTCTGCCCACCACCTAGTGTGATAGTATATCTATTGTATAATTTTCTAATTTGATATTTGTTGTATTGCAATGCTGAAATTTCTGCAACCGATGTTGAAGTTTCACCATATATAAATGCTGATGGTTCGAATGAAATTGAGTACGGAATAGGAATTGTTCTAGTTGCATAAGTTTTTGATGGAACCTCTACCCCAGCATCTCTAGTAATACTAGTGATGTTTGCAGGAGTATTAATTACAAGCTTGTAGATAGCAATTAATGTATCAATATAAGTTGAAGTATCACCAACAGCCAATGCTTGCTCACTATATCTTGGTTGGTTAGTAGTAGGTCCTAATGGATTTAATGTTTGAGTAACTGCTTTGTTTGCCCAGAATTTAATTCTATCCAAGTGGAATTTAAGATGGACTGGATTATATCCACTGAAAGCAATAAAATTATAGAACGCATCTAACCAACTTAAGCATCTCGCATAAGATTTAGCATTGCCATTTGTAACAAGATCATACAACATGTCAGCAATTATATCAAAACCAAAACTAACTGTTCCAGGATATAGTGGATATGCTTGTTTAGTATCGTTATATGCTTCATTTGCAATATAACTTCTATTAAACAACAAGAGTTTTGCAGCATTTCTTCTATTCTGTGAACTATACTGAGCAGATTCCTCAGAAATAATACCTAACAGTAAGTCAAATAGTGTTGAGATTGCAGAAGTTACATTTGCACAACCGTTTGGATTTTGATTAACTGGATCTCCAGTTATAGACAAGTTTCTATATGGTTGGACATTTGTATATAATGCAACATATGCCCCTGATGGAGTGTTCGTAGAGTTTTTAGCATAAAGTAAATTGTTAACTGCCTTTTGAGCAATTGGTTTTGCCAACTCTAAAGATTTATGCATTGCTAATAATTCATCTTCAACAAATAAAATATTAGTGTTAGTATCAAGGTATGTATTAAATGCATCCAGGGTTGCATTATTACCACCAGTAATAAGATCCGTCATCATCGCAGGAATGAGATGATCTCTCAAATCCCGAATGCATTTCTGCGTATTTGGATTTGTAAATAGATCATAAACAACACCAGTTGGAACATATGTCCATTTGAAATATGCCTCGATTCCCTCAACAACTTCTTCTGCAATATACTGTCTATTAAAATACAGTAAATCTGCAGCATCTCTGAATCTATCTCCAGTTGGTGCTAATATGTCTGCAATAACATCACATAGATAAGTTACTTCATTAGTAACATTTGCACTATATGTAGACACCACTGGAATAATAATAATATCCGAATATAGTGTAGTTATAGTATTTGTCAGAATACCATTGATTATTTCTCCAATTTTCTGGTATGCATAAACCGATTGTAGTAATTCATTTCCAATAAACTTCACCCCACCTGATTTTTCAAGATATGCTTTGGCAGTATAAACAGTTTGATAATTACCACCAAGATTTAAATCGTTAACGATACCATCTACAATTAATCCTGCATCTCTAGCACAAGTATCTGTACCTTCGTATCCACCTGCTTCATCCCCTGGCATAACCAGTAGTGGATATTTTGCTTTTAAATATCCCATCATTTCATCAACAATAAACTGTTTGTTCTTCCTTACATAATCAGCTGCTTGTCTGTATTCTTCTCTAGCAGAATCAATGACCTCAACAACTAATTTTTTAGACAGAGGATCTATCTGACCAATAACAGAAACAGAAGTTCTTAACGCATCATATGTTGCCTCAACATAACTTTCTGGATAAATATCAGTTACTCCACTTGGACCATCAAAGTGGAATAATAGAATATCTCCAGAATCACCTTCATGTGCTTCTACTTGTGGAGTGAAGTTTGCAGTATATCTATTAATTGCTGATATTCTCAACTCATCGATTAAACCACGGAAACCAGTACCATCTTGATATGTAGAACCTATTCTTAATGTTTGACCAACATAATTTAAGTCGTCTGCAAATGTTTGAGTTTGAAGAACTCCATTAATATACATCTTAGTAGTTAAATTACCTTTAACCACAGCAATATGAGTCCAAGTATTTACTGGGATTGTTTCATTAGAAATAATCCTATTAGCACCGTTTGTATAATATACAACTTGATTTAATGTATTGATATACAATGTAGGAACAACCTGAGCCCCTGGGTTTGATGATCTCATATCAAGTAGATATTGTGAAGTGGCATTTACTGTTTTGTAAATCCACATTTCCATTGTCCAATTATTAGTACCCAATCCAAGTTTTTCTGGATTATCAATTTTAATATTATTTGTACCAGTGTTGCTTACTCCAAAGGCAGCTGAGGAAATACCAAACTTATTGCTATAAGTTGGTAATATCTTATTAGGTACAATTTTTGTAGCAATAATAGTATAT